TGTGACCAAAGAAAAATACGAAGAGTATTCTTCACGGTTACAGCCAATTGAACTTGATAAGGCTAACGACTTAGATGCAGAACTCATCGACGACTGCTCTACAGGAGCTTGTCCAATTCGATAAATATCTGGAGGGGCTGGAAACAGCTCCTCTTTTTAATTATCTAAAAGCTAACAAGCAACTGTGGAAGGTAAACGAAAAGAGACAATCATTCGAAGGCACTCCCCATAAAGATACTGAAACAATCTTCCTGAGGGGTCCTTTAGAGTTTACACGAGATGGTTATCAAGAACAGCTTGAAGCCTATGACTATGACAATCCAGCAAAGCTAATCAAACTAGTTAGTACTATCCTTCGTCCTTGCTTAGAGGTTCTAGAAATCACTAAGCTAGGATATGTTCTAATCGTTAATCTCAAAGCAGGTGGATTGATTGATGAGCATACAGATGAAGGGCTATATGCTCAGTTCTACGATAGGTTCCACATCCCAATCTTCTCTGAAGAAGGAAATGAATTTACTTGTGGTGATGAGACAGTACATATGAAGGCAGGGGAGTTATGGATGTTCAATCATCGTGAACCTCACTCTGTTGTAAACAATTCCACTAAAGATCGTATCCATCTAATTTTTGATGGAGTATAAAATAGAAAAGCCCCTAAGGGAACTTCCTGAATAGTCAGGTTGCTCCTTTAGGGGCTTTTTTTTTGGTTTAAATTTCTATCGTCTTCCGAGGAACTTACGCATGAATCTAATACCTCCTCTGATCAATGAACCTCCACCACCACCCCCACCTGCAATAAAGAAAGTGGAGAGTGAAGAAGAAAGTGTCATTGAAGAGGCGTAGCTTCTTAAGTACGTAGCAGCTCTTGTAACAGCTCCAGAGAGTGCCAAACTTCCCGTAATAGTTCTTTGTAGAATTACTGCGATTACCAAGGAACCTGAAACTGTAAGACTTCCTCCTACGGATTGAGAGTATGTTGTTCCTCCCGAGGATTGTAGATTATTATGGAGTAGTAATAACATACTCTTTCTCCTTTATTTAGTCGTAACTAAATACAAGCGTACTTGTTCCACTTTCGTAATCATCTGTACGAGAGACGACTGCTGTAGGTGCCTTAGAAACAGGAGGGGGAATAACACTAAATACCAAGTCTGACATCTGTGCATCCACTAGATTGGGCATGTATCCCAACGGAATTACAACAGTAACACCATCGTCTTCAGTGGTGCCTACAGCGTTCTGAGCCGTATAGATATAACCATCTTGGTCACGAATAGAAACAGAGAGATCAGCAATTTTACTTGTCATATTTTCCTTTAAGCGTAGTAAATGGCACCAAGAACATCGTTAGCGGCTACTGCTGTGGCGTCCAGGTCAGCAATAGCGTTAGTAATAGCATAAGCAATTCCAGTACTGTGCCCAATACCCATAGGGAATGTAGCATTAACTGTTGCGTTAGCTGGAAGAACAATGTTATACACTGGAGTGCTTGTTCCAACAGTAGGCACAGCAGCAAGGTTATATAGCCGCACATACTTAGCTGCTGCTGTAGTGTTTGTTAGATACCATCCTAGAACCCGGCCAGCAGATGCTTTTACGCTAGTGGCGTTAGTCGTTGCTGCTGCTAGAATCTTAGCGACAGTCATTGCACCAGTAGCGTTAGCTCTTACCTGTAAACCAACATCACCAACAGCAGCAGTACCAGCCACCAAAGCAGCGTTAGTACCAATAGTGACGTTGTTAGCCACCACAACACCGTTTACAGGCCCCACAGGCCATTCATAACCCATTACAGACAACGTAGTGGTGCCGCCAGTGGTTGCACTAGTCAACCGGAATCGAAGGAACCTAGCAGCCACATGGGCAGTGAACATACCAGCCAACGTTAGCAACTGAGTGTTAGTACCACCGGCAGCACTCATAAACGCAGCAGTTACCCACGTAGTGCCATCATTGCTCCATTGAGGAGTGATTTGACCCGAAGTGCCCAAACTAGTAATCTGCAACGAAATACCACGCAGATGAGTGCAATCAATTGTCAGCAAGTCAGTGTTAATTGCAATCACACCTGCTTGACTGTAGTTAAACGTCTTAACAGGAGGCTGAGAAGCAACAATCTTTTCTGCATCACTCATCACCCCAACTTCAAGTTTGTTGTGGTTCTTGCCAGTGATGTAGTCAGCAATAACACTAGTGCTACTACCTGCGCCAGTGCCGTTAACAATCAAAACACCACAACGGAAGAAGTCAAACTGAGAAGGAACAACACGAGCATGTTCTGCTACCAGAATACCAGCAATGTAGAACCGAACAACCTCGGTAAGCATCTCAACACGGTACTCAGCCAGTGTAGCCGTTGTCAAGCCGTTAGGAAGCGTTACAACAGTTTCTTCAGTTTCTGAAGCACTCGGAGCACCCGTAGGGTTACGACCACTACGACATTTGATCGTGGTGTTGGTAGTACCATCAGCCTCAAATCGAGCAAAGAAACGAGGAGTTGCTACACCTTCCCAAAGACCAATCCAGATTGTTTGGTTGGCAATACGCTGAGAAATAGAAACACGATTGCGTGTAACAATAGGAGCATAGTCTAGATCACGAGTAATGCTAGTGGCTGCACTGTTCGTAGTACCACTAGTGAGTGTACACTGACCAGAAGCAACAGAAATACTACCACCACTGCCCGTAGTAGGCCGCATAATAGCACGTGACGCCGATCCGGAAGCACCACCAGAATAGCTAGTATAAAGAGTAATCTGCGTATCGCTATCTACACTAGAAATCTGCGTCCAGGCACTTTCAGCATCGGCATCAAGTTTGAAGTAGTCTTTGAGTTTTGCTTCGCCAGTTAGGAAACCCGTGCCAGTTACCGTAGTCCCGCTTACCATAACACTTCCGATAGACACTGCCAAACTAGTGTTGGCAAAGTTACAACGGAACGTCCCTTCGTCAGTCAGTACAGCACCTCGGACAGAAAGAGCACCTCCTTCATCTACACCAGTGCTTCGCTGTGCTGTGCTACTAGAAGCACCATAGCTAGGCCAATAAGGGACAGCATCAGCAACTGGATAAGAAGGAAGTCCGTTCAGTACAGAGACATCACCAGCGTTAATACCATCGGCACCATGCACCAACTTAACCCGCTGGAACTTGACACCGCCAATATCATCAGACGCAATAATGTCTCCGCCAACACCAGTATTTAATTGTGTATTATCTGCCATTTATTAACTCCCGCTTGGGAATGTTAGGTCGTAGGTAAACTGGATTGAGTCACCAGAGATTACACCAATACCTGTAAACACGCTTCTATCCAGCATCGTTCCCGCACTTGTTGCACTGAAAATGCCATGCTCTGTAATAGAAAATGAGCCACCATATGTCACCGTACCGACTGTTCTGAAAATATTAGCACTAGCGCCTTCAGTAAGAGAACCAGTAGCGCGAGAACCAACTTCAGTAACCAAACCAGTCTGAGCAGCAGACTCAGCGGTCGAGCTTGTTCCGCTTCCATGATAACGGAAGTTTTCAGGTTCTGTAATTCCCTGCATAGCATCGACCAAGTACGCGACACCCGCGTCCGTAACCACTTTAGTGCAAACAAGCCCAAGCTCCTCCTTTGAGCCATCTACATTAATCTTAGTGGCGTATAGGCGCCCTACAGGAGTAATGTCGCCTACCCAAGGGGCTTTAAAAGCCGCTGTAATCACCCTGATACGAAGCTTAATCTCTTCCCAGAGGGAGCGTAGTTTATATTTGAATTTCATTTACGACCTCTTCGTGCCATACCTGTCTTTAGCTTGAATGAAAACCAAAGAGAATGTAATTTGATTTGAATCTTTTTAAACATATTAGATCATCTTACTAGCGGTTAGAACACCAGGAATAGCAGCTACGATTAGGGCAGCTACATGCGTCACTGCATTGTCCTCGCAGCTAAATACCTCAGCACCTGCTGGGAATAGCATTGAAGAAGTTGTAGCTGTAACACCACTTCCACCAAACTCTAGATATACATCTACGTTTGATGCAATACGGACAACTCCTGTATTAGTTGGAAGCTGCACCCGGGCTGAGCTTGCCGAAACTGGAAGAGAAACTGTAGAGATAGGGAACACAGCCTGAATGGCTACGCTCCCTGAGTCTCTTGGTAATCGAGGTTCTGTCATTTACGTTTCCTTTTATCGTGCTGGTTCATAGCTCTATTCTTTGATTTACTCATCACAGAAAGATTCTTAGCACTATGGTCACCTGTGTTATGATTACGATGGTCAACGTCTTTACCGTCTCCCTTCCTCACCTTACCAGCCTTCTCCATCTTGGCGCGTGAAGCATTACGCTCTGCGCGCCTTTTCTTTTGTTCAGGCTGTGAGTTGTATTTGCGTTGGCGAACTGAATCAGCCTTCGCTCCCTTTTTAAATTCACCCTTCTGTGGCATTACTTGCTACCTTTCTTAGCACCATCTAATTCACCCTTGATGATCTTCAGTTGGCTATCATAAGCTTCCTGGCTTAGCCAAGAGGGCTTTCCAGCCTTAACCAGTCGATCATATTCCCTCTGTAAAGCATCCCCTACACTGCCCTTGCTATTTGACGTAGCAGGGGCATTTTCAATTGTGCTTCCCTTTTGTTCTTCTTGAGGGAAGAACTGAGGAAGAACACGACTCTGCATAGCTTCCCATGCTTGTTTGTAGTTGGTACTTCCTGTCAAGTGAGCCCCTTGACGAATCAAACTGTTGATGGCTCGTTCAGCGGATTGAAGCTCTCTTGCGTAAGCCATCTGCTCAAACTGAGGGATATTAGGATTATCTGTCTTAGGTACAAAACGAATACCTGAACCAGACCATTCCACAGCGACAACATCCTTAGCTGTTAATCCAGAGGGGCCACTTGCTGATCCTCTCTTAGCCAGTGTCATGATTGGAGCATTTAGCTTCTCGTTAACAGCTTGGATTGTAGGTTGTTGGAAAGAAATCTGTAGAACTCGTGCCGCAGCAGTACGTCCCTCTGGACTTACCTTCCCTTCAGCAACAAGCTGACCAAACGCAGGACTAGCAATGAAATTAGCTACGTCCTTCAGAGCATCAGGCTTAGTGGCAAAAGGACTGTTGATTGAAGCACCAATATCGTTTAGAAGGTTGTTAGTAGCTTTGATGGCTGACTCTTTAGCCGCTTCATCCTTACTAGCTACAGCTTCTGTAACTTGCTTCTCAACCAGCTTTGTCACCTGATTACCAGCAGCCGTACCAATAGGTACTGGCATTGCAGCAGGGTTTGTTGCTCTCTCTTCTGGCGTATTGGCACCTAAGAGTACGAAGATGTTTCGTTCAAGACCTTCAGAGGCAATTGTAGCTGTAACGGTATTGGGAAGTAAGCGATTAGCAACAGCAGCACTAAGAACTTTCTTATCATTAGAGAGAACTGTGATTTGTGCTCTTGCAAGAATATCCTGGAGTGCAGAAGCAGAAGTTTCAGCTCTTGTTTTAGGATCAAGGAGTCTCTTAGATGTTTCATTTAGATCATTAAACAATGCTCGATAGGCATTACCTAGCTCTGGCATTGTCCCTGTTACTGCGTTTAGTGTTGCTTGTATTTCAGAGAATCTCTTAGAACGTAGAAGCTCTGCTTGCTCTAAACCCATCTTACCAGAAGTAACATGAGCAACAAGCCCTTCCATTTCGCTTGAGAACGCAGAGAGATTACTTGCGCCTAGAACGTTCAGTGTTTGACTAATACGGTTCTTATCCGCTTCTTTCTCTTCCTCGTTTTGGAATCTCTTACTTGCTCGTGACTCTTCATTAGCACGATACATCGCCTCTAAGTCTTTACGAGCACGTACAACAGCAGCGTGATTCTGAATGATTTTATCTTGTTGCTCTTCATTCCCAAACACCAAGAATCCGTCTTGTTGAGCGCTTGTTAAGGCTGTCTTACGAATATCACGCTCAATCTTAGCAGCTTCTTCTACATCACCAAGATTAGAGGCTTCGCGGAAGCTTTTTGTAACCTTTGTAAAGTCTTCTACTTTATCAGGGAAGTTCTTAGCATATTCACTATAAAGTGCTCGTTGTTGTACTCTGGCCTTCTCTGGAGAAAGTTGACCAGAAGCCACTCCCTCTGTAATTGTAGAAAGCTTCTGTGTATATTGCTTAACAGAAGCATTGTCATCTTTCTGAGTAAGCGAGCTGAATAAAGAAGCCCCTTGAGAGATTAGTGTGGTCAATCCCTCAAGAGGGTTGACAGTAGTTGGTGCCACAACATTAGCCCCAGCCCCTTGCGGGGCCGAGAGCTGTGTGGCCTGTGTTCCAAATTCGGCCATTATTCTTCTTTCTGTTTATATGATTGAACGCTATTGATTGTACGAAGGATTTCGTCTTTCTGTTCTCTCGTCAATCCTGAGAGTTCGATTTTAGCTTTCATATCTTCCATGTCAGGATGTCCTGAGGCTTTCATTAAAGTTCTCATAAAGCTTGAGTCAGGCCCCATTGCTTGGGCACGTAAGCGATTGTAGAGAAGCTTTTGCATTTCAGGATCGCCCTGATGACTTGTTACAATCCACTTACCGACGTTTTGAATCCAGCGTACATCTGTATTCCCCTCACCCAGTTTCTGGGTGTAGTAACGCATCACTGCATCCATTTGCTTGATTGCTTCTTCTTCGGCTTTCTTCTTATCTTTAGAAACTTCCATTGACATTTTAATCAATGCGTTCCTGTCGTAATTAGTGAAACCGAACAGTTGAGCAAGAGCATCTAGCTTCGTAGCCTTCTGGTCAATCGTCCCTCCCTTAGCATCCATGCTCTTCTCCATATCCAACATCTGCTTAGCTTTCCAAGCATTGTTGAACCCTGAAGAAATCTTAGCAATTTCTGTAAAGATGGGAATTAGTTCTTCAGCGGTAAACTCTTCATCGATTGTACCGTTGAACCAACGTGACATTGATTCGATAGCAGCAGGAAGTCTTCCGCCGTCTTTCAAGAACATAGACCCTGACGGGCTATTCATTACTAGATCGCCGACACCGCCAGTCATAACAGCGTCATAGAACTTAATCCATCCGTCGATATTGTGTGGGTCAAGAGAACTGAAATCAACCTTGCCTTGATCCTCTCCACCAATATCCTTAAGCACCTTGTTTAGCATAGCGCTTTGTAAGCCATCAATTACAGCCTCTCTAACGAATTTGTTTTCTCCGTCAGGGGGTAGTAGGTCTTTGCTAATTAAAGCGCTTACAAGGGCTGTAGGAGGCCCCCAGAACACTAAGTCAGCAGCAGCTAGTCGCATACGTGTTGCAGCATCAAGCTTTCTGTTAGTATACTGTAGGAACGCCTTATGAGGAACCTGTAAGAATTGCATAGCAAAAGACAGAGAGCCTTGGTTGTAAGGCATGTCTCCTGCAAAGTTCATCTCATAGCTGATTGCTCTAGCTTCTGCTTGTACCATCACACGAACGTCAGGGTCCTTCATATCGAAGCCCTTCTTCTCGTACTTACGATAGGCAGCAATCAAATGAGCAGCTAAGTTACCTTGTTCAGCTAAGTCAAAGCCCCAACGGCGTGTAAAGTTTACAGGCTTTAGGAGGGCTCCTCGTACTGGCCCATGTAACTGAGCAGAGTCTGTTAGAGCACCACGTACTAGGTTACTTCTGTCTACGGCAGAAAGCAATCCACTCTCTTCAATGAAGGAGAGGAGTTCCTTGTTCTGCTTTGACAGAGGCTTCATTCCAGATACATCACCCATTAGATCGCCAACGGTTCTTACAATATCAAGAACACTATCTCCCTTGTACCCTGTGTACGCGAATAGACGTAACACTTGGTTAGGCTGGATGACAAGCTGACGTAGCGGGTTAGTAGCAATAGTTGCCATGAACACAGCATTCTTAGCTAGTGAGGAAATCCCTGCACCTTCTACTCGTGACTGAGCAAATCGTTCCACTGAAGGCAGTCTTGTCATACGACCCACCTCTGCAACATAGTTCCAGAACTGACGAGTCATCTGGTCAGCAGCAGCTAGGTATCCGTTCTCAATATAACGAATGTACTCCCAGTTGGTACGTGCATCACGAATCTCTTTTGTAGTGAAGATGCCCTTAGCGTTAATCTCCTCAACAGTCATTGGGAATCTCTTCTGACCATCAACAGTTTGTACGAAATCACCAAACTGATTCACCCAGCGAGCCTTAGCTTGTTCTAACATAGGACGCATCATTGTACGGCCAGAGATACTTCTAGCAGCTTTCACTGCGGCTTCTGCTGGATTAACAATATAGCTTTGATCGCCTAGGTGGTTTAGTCCTGAGGAGTCCTCAAGAGTTTTACCTCTGTGCCTTTGAGCAATACGACCTGAGGCACCATTAACGTCCCACCAGTCATTACTTCCCTTTACCATAGCACGTTCGTCTGAACGTACACGATATTCAACACCAGGGTTAGCTCTCTGCATACGCTTAACGAAATGATCCGCTTCAGCAGAATCTCCTGCTACAGCAATTGCTTTCGTGTACTTAGTACCGTCAGCACGTACAACAACTTCGTCTACGAATCGAGCAGCTTTATATTGTACTTGGAAATATCCTTCACGATAG